GCAAGGGAAGCTCTCACACGTATCGGCTTGTCTGACGACACAGCCGCTAACGACGTGCGCGACTTGCGTCAACTCATCGACGGCTGGCGCGACATCAAATCAACCGCTCTCAAGACAGTAGTTCGTTGGTGCATCGTCTGCATCCTCGGCATCTTGTCTGTTGGCGCATATGTGACGTTAGGCAAATGACACCAAAACAAAAACAAGTCGCAGTGGACGCCATGCTCAAGTCGAAGGGCTGGCAAGTAATCCAAGAAGAAATGGAAAAATCCATAACCCAAGCAGCATATCAGCTATGTGATGGCCCAGCCATGTCCATAGAAGAGGTGCATTTTCGTCGCGGCTCCATGTGGGCCGCGAGGAAGTTTGTCGATCTCCCCACCGCAGTCAGCCAAATCTTAAACAACAATATCTTGATGGACGCTGCCAATCGTGGAGAGTTAAAAATGGACGCTACGGCTTCCAAATAACATCCCGCTACGGCTGGAAAGGAAAAGAACATGGCAGAAGCAGACGACCAAATGATTGCACAGCTTGCAGCACAGCAGCTAGGTGCAGCACCAGCCGCAGATGGGCAACCCGCCCCTGTACCTACAGGCCCACCACCAGAGACGCCCCCGACTATCAGTGAGCAAGCTCAAGAAAAGCTGGCCCCTGAGACAGAAGGCGACAAGCAACAAGAGGAAGCCTTTATCAACGTCGATATGGGCGATGGCCGCAAGCAGACTATGTCAGCTTCGCAAGTCGCAGGCATGAGTAGCCGCTATAAAGACCTCAATCATAAGAACGCCACTCGCTACAAGCCGATGGAACCCGCGCTTCAGATCATCGAAAACGTCATGGCGAACGCCAAGCAGGCAGGCCACGACGTATCCGGCGACGACATGGCCCAGTTCTTACAGGCCAGCATTGAAGCCTACACCAAGAACCCGACGCTGGGCGACCAGCGCGACCCAACCCCTGACCGACCTGATGGCAACCGCGCAGCTATGGAAGCCGACGACGAAATGTCGGCTTGGGAAGACGCAAATGCTGTAAAGCTGCCGCCGATGTATCGCCAAGGGATGCAGCTTATCCAGCAGCTACAGGGCGAGAACAACGAAATGCGTCAGATGATGCAGGGTTTAATACAGCAGGCGCAAGGCGTATCAACTGATGCAGGGCAAGCCTTGCAAACAGCAAACTCACGCGCAAACGACGCCTACAAGCAGCAGGCCGTCAACAACCTCAACCAGATGCAGCAGTCTCTTGGCTTCCCCGACGACGCCGACGCAGACTTCTTCAACTTTGCTTATGGCCGTGGATACACAGAGGACGACTTTCTCGACCCCGAACTGACTATGAAGATCGGGCAAGACTTTGCCGCCAATCGCAGCCAGCCGGAGATGGAAAGACTACGCGCACTCAACGAACGCCGCCAAGCTTTTACTGGCGCGGTCAACCCAATGCCGTCTGGCGGTGCCGCCACAGTATCGGCCCCTAATGCTGACCAGCAGTTTATGGATGCAGTTGCAGCACAAGCCATGCAAAAGCGTGGCCTTGCATAAAAACATTAGAGGGGGGGAAGACAAGCCCCCCTTCTTTCTGATTTAATACACAAGACAGGCAAAGTTTGCGCTACGGCCCGAACGCCTATCGACATAGGTACGACAAGTCTTCGTCGCTGTAGCCGCGAGACTGTTACTGCCCCACCCCACAAACCTAGTTACAGGAGCTATAGCCATGACCGCTATACAAGGACTACGCGGGACAGGCCAGTTCACGACTGACTTCCGTCCCACCAATTACCGCGAATTATTTACGCTTCTTGAACCAAATGGCAGCGCACCGCTACAGGCATTGTTGTCGATGACTGGTTCCGAAAGCACGGATGACCCTAAGTACAACCACTACCGCGACGAACTTCCAGATCGCAAACTGCAAATCAACGGTGCTGTAGCATCGACTTCGACTGCGTCTATTACTGTAGATGCTGCCGACGACCAGCAGTTTGTCGTGCCGGGAACCATCATCGTCAACGTCGATACTGGCGAAGTCATGCGTGCAACCGCTGCTCCAAGCAGCAACGCCATCGCAGTCGAGCGCAACATCGGCGGTACGTCGCACCAAATTGCTGATGATGCCAACCTCATCATCGGTGGGTTTGCAGATACTGAAGGCGGGTCAGCCCCCATCGCTATCAGCTTTGATCCAACTCTTGATTTTAACTTTACGCAAATCTTCAAAACTGCTGTGCAAGTCACAGGAACTTTGCAGAACACTTACTTGCGTACAGGTGATAAAGAGCAAGAGCAGCTAACCAAAGCACTCAAGATGCACATGAGCGACATTGAACGCGCCATGTTTTTCGGCAAGCGTGCAGAGGTAAACGGCTCAACTGCATCGCCCCTTCGTTTCACAGGTGGGTTGCGTAACAGCATCACAACTGTGACCGACGCTGCATCTTATGGTGCTTCGTCGAACGTCATCACGGAGAAAGAATTTGATCGTCTCTTGATCGAAAACATCTTCGCATATGGCGGCTCTGAAAAGGTAGCGTTCTGTGGTGCTCGCGTAATCTCTAACCTAATGGAGATTGGCAAGAACCGTTGGCAGCCGACCGCGATTGACAACGCTTATGGCGTATCGCTTTCTAGGTACACCACCTACGCAGGCGATCTGCTTGTCTACATGCACCCGATGTTCCGTCAGGTGCCGACTATGGATAAAGAGATGATCATTCTCGACATGAGCGAACTGAAGTATCGCTACATGCAGGGTCGTGACACTCAGCTTATCCGCGACGTGCAGGCACCAGACTTTGACGGCGTCAAGCACATGTACCAAAGCGAGTGCGGCTTAGAAATGTTGCAGTCGAAAGTACACCACCGCGTTAAGAACTGGAACGCCGTCACCTAACGAGGACGAACCGTTCCATAAAACTTTGTAGACTAGGGGCTGTAAGCTATTGCAGCCCCTTTTCATGTGGAGAACTCATGTCAACAGTAAGCAAGAAACAAGCGGCTAAATCTAAGGTCGTAGTTAAGAAAGCTAAAGACGTAGCGAGCATATCCCGCCACCGTCCGAAGACTGTTCTATACGTTTCAAAATACCCTGAAATTCAATCCATCTCTATTACAGTTGTCGGAGAAGAAATTCGTTCGCAGTGGTGCGAAGATCGTGAATACTTAACTTGGAATGTTCCGACACATCTTTCCGAACGCTTTGAGATGCACGAATTTTTTGTCCAAGAACGCATTATTAGGGAAGAGGACTAATGCCATATCGGACTTACGACAGCGCGACTATCACAGGCAGTCTTCCATCTAACGACGATCCTCGCCACACGGATGATAATGGTACGTCTGTTGTAGGCGCAGTAGATTTACGCACTGACATTAACGCTACTGTTATTGATGCAGTCGACAAGACTTGGCGCGACGACGCAAAAACACGAGAGAAGCGCAATCGGTTTTCTGCCAACAACCCACATCTCAACTCGCCATACTCAAACCTTGAGGCTTTGGTCATGCAATCTCTTCGTCGATACGGAGACATGCACCCCGGCACAGTCGACGGCGAAGTGATGATGATGTTCGTCGAATTTGCAAATCTCGTTATCGAAGACTTGCGGGGCCACCCCTATTGGGACAACCCCGAAATAAACTACTACACGCACCCTTCAGAAATCTTGCCGATCCCAGACAACATAATGGTAAACGGCCTGCTTTATCACTACGCCGTACAACAGCAGTCGAACAAGATCGAAGCCTATGGCCCGATGTATTTCAAGATGATGAACCGTGTTCTGTATCACCGCAAGTATGGCAGTGGCGCAATCGAAGTCAGCCCGTGGGACGTATCCCAAAAGCCGACAGGCACGCAATCTTACAACACGGGGAGATAGAGATTGTCTACAACTCACGCTCCGTCTGGTGTTAAAGTTAAAATTTACCCCTATGAAGACTTCCAAGGCATTGACGCAAGTCGTGACATTGGTGCGCTCGACACTGGCAAAAAACAGCACATGGTTCGTATTCAAGATGGCTACGCCGACTGGCGTGGAACGATGGTGCGCGACCCCGGCGCAGTAAATCGCACAGAGAGCAACAAGTACATCAAGCACGTAAACTTTTTCGGGCGCGACTTGGCGGTCTGGGCGCAGATTGACGGCGGTGGGACAACTTTAAAATCCGAGCGAAGCCATATCAAACAAGAGGTGTACCCCAAGTCTTCCGCTGTTACGTCTACAACTTTTAACAACAAGATTATTTTTGGCAGTCGCGACTACAGTATGTATCAGTACGACGGATTTAAATGGAATGAAATTACTGCGAACAGTGATCCACGACCAGCATACATTGTGTCGATACAACGCCGACTAGCAATAGCGGGTATGCCCGGAAAACGCACAGTCATAGACTTTAGCCGCGTTGACCAAGAAGATATTTTTACAGCCGACGAAGACGTAAACTCAACTTCAGTCTTAAAGGGAGCAGACATAGACGTTTCTAATATTATTGGCACTGCTGACGAGATTAAGGGTCTTGGCGTATTTGAGAACACACGCCTCGCTGTTTTTACAAACGATAAAACTTTGCTTTACGACATTCACCCTGACTTCACTCAATGGCAAATCGTTGACAAGGTGAACGTCAATATCGGCTGCATAAGCCACAACACAATTAAGAACGCTGGATCAGACTTAATGTTCTGCTCACGCGATGGTGTTCACTCGCTTCGTCGCTCAGAAACAAACGGGCTTTCTCTTTACACTGTTCCGATGAGCAACAAGATTGATTTGATATACCGTGAACTTTTGACCTACGTCGACGATCACGAAACAATTAACGCTTTCTATGATCAAGACGAAGGGCAGTATCATATTTTCTTTCCTTACTCTGAGCAGATTACAAAACGACTAACGCTTTCTCTTAACCCAATGAAGGGCGGCGAAAGCAAGTGGTCATCAGGAGAATTTCTAAACGCATCATGTGGCAGGCAGCTTGGTGGAGTTTCTTTGATCGGAACCCCCGGCGGCATATGGAACCGCTCGAACATTGAAGACTTAGTGACAGATAGTCCTGAGATGGTCGTCGATACGCCGATCCTATGGCAAGGCGCAATCAACGACACCAAAGAAAGCTATAGTTTTATTCTTCAAGCCACAGGAAAAGGCGAGTTACAAATTGAAGCCTTCGACGAACGAGGTCGATACCTTTCAGCAATGCAGTTTCTCATTGAGGGCGATGGCATAGAGAACAAGTTTCCAGACGTTCCGCTCAATAGGCAATACGAGCGCAAGTTTGAGCACAGGTACAAAGGCGTACAGTTTCGTTTTACCACTAGAGGCAAGGGGCTGTTGAAAATCATCGGCTTCGCCGTGACCGTTAGGAGCTAAACAATGGCACGACTAAGACAGCAGCACCCACAGAATTACGTCAACAGTGGGAACATCCATACAGACTTTGAGAACGTCATACGTTACATCAATACGGCAGAACTTGGCGATAAAACACTCTCTGAGCTTCTAGCCACAATCTTCAACGAGCAAGGTGTTTTTGACGGGCCTATTTCTATGCGGCTCGACGGCTCACTTGGCCTGCAATACCGCGTAGGCCAATACTCAGACGCAGAGACAGGCTGGTCTACCATCGCCACATCAGCGTCTATTCGAGGCACCGCAGGCGCGTCGGTCGGCAACGTCGAAGGGCCATTCTTTTTTGACAGAAGGGACATGCTGGTCGGTGGCGCGATCTCGGCCATTACTGTAACGGGCGCAGGGTCTGGTTATTCGACGGCCCCAACCGTCACCATTTCGGCCCCGCAGGAAACGACTGGCACAACAGCTACCGCCACCGCGACTATTTCTGGCGGTGCAGTCAATGCGATTACTCTTACGAACGCTGGTTCTGGATACACAGCCGCGCCAACCGTCACAATCTCAGGCGGCGGTGGATCGAACGCTACTGCAACAGGTGCAGTCGGTAGTCCTAACAGCGTGCTTTCGTACACGTTCAACGCCAGCACCGAGAACATTGTCGTCTACCGCAACGGGCTGCTCTTGCATGACACCACGACTGCAAGCACTGCCGCTCAATACACGTTCAGCACAAGTGCAAATACAGTCACCCTAGCAGCCGCCAGCCCTGCCGTGGCTCTGGGCGACAAGGTTACTATTTACTCTGTTCGCTCTCAGGCAGTTACAAACTTTCGTCGCACTGACAATGAAATATTAACTACGACAACCGTAGTCGCTTTTGCTCACACTGCCGACGAAAAACTTTTGGTCTGGCGTAACGGTATTCTGCAAGAGCCGGGTGGCAGCGCAGACTATATTCCGTCTTCGGCATCAGGAACACTGACCTTCGTCGACACGTCGAACCAGCTAACTGCTGGCGACAAAGTCACAGTGCTCACTGTCGAAAACACCAGTCTCAAAACTGTGGCAGGATTAATGTTTGAAGACGAATATACAAACGCATCTGGCTACATCAACTATGCCAAGCTTGCAGTCGCAGACAACGAAATCCCGCAGGCAAAAGTCTCAGCACTGGCAACAACGCTTACGAACAAAGCCAATCTTGTTTCTCAGTCGACTACGCCCTCAAGTGTTTCGACGGGCGACTTGTGGCTGGACACGTCACTTAACCCTGCGATCCTAAAGTTTTATGACGGCACCCAATTTTTAGAGACATCCCCAGAAAGCTCTTTGCCTACGTTCGTGCAGACAAACGCAAACCAGTTTGTGCGCGTAAACGGCACAGGGACAGGTCTGCAATATGGCGATATTGACTTTAGTTCGGTTGTCCCGAAGACTTTTATGGGCGCAGCCAACGGCGTCGCAACGCTAGACAGTTCGGGCAACTTACCAGTCACGCAGCTTCCCGAAACTTTCTCGACTGTGTCGATCCCGTTCTTCTCAACCTTCGAGGACAGTAGCGCGAGCATCAGTAATAAGACTTACTATCTGTCGCGTATCTGGAAGCAGACAATCCGCATTGATGGCATTGCGTATAAGCTCAGTTCCGGCACAGCTACGCTTCAACTATCGGTAGACGGCACTCCTGTAGGCAGCACCTTTTCTGCGACAAGCACTTTGCAGTCGGACAACATAGCAACGGTCATTGAGGTAAATGGCACGGTTGCATCTAAGAGGTTAGAATTAGTCGTGAGTAATAACTCTTCGGGGCAAAACCTTGAAGTCGTAGTCGCAGCAGCAACGGTCAACGTGTAAGGAGAAAAAGCTATGGCTAACTATAATCGGCCTCAACCAAACCTAAGCATTGATATGCGTGGCCTAAGCCGAGCGTTAGGCCAGCCCTTGCCGCCACCTCTTGAGCCTGAGACACGGATGATAGAGAATAAGCGTCGCTTCAATAACAACATAGCGTTGACGTACTTAGGGCAAAACCCCGCTGCCGCTATGCCCCAAGGCTATCGCGCAGACGCAAGGATGGAACCCTACCGCGTCAACAACTACTACACGAACGACATGTCTTTGGCGGACACAGAAAACGCAGCAGGCTACAATCAAGACAGAGATTATGCGCGAGACAAAATAGCGACAGCAGGCGCACCCCGCAGACCAGAGAGCTTTGACCGCGAAGACTTAGAGCGCAACGACAGGATGCACGACAAGGCTATGCGCGGCGGCGACGACACGTTGTCGTACACGGAGACTGGCGACATTGTTATTCCGAAAAAAGCCGCTCAAGCAAACCCCGGCCTTGCACTAGCCGCAATGCAAACTTTGGCAGACATGGGGGCAAACCCTGCTCAGTACGTCGCAGGCTCGCCCGAAGGCAGCTACAACCCCGATACAGGCGCACAAGAGTTTAGGTGGTACGAAGACCTGATAAAGATGGGCATCAAGGGCGCAGACTACATTGGCAATAGTAAGTTTGGTCAGGCTGCACTAACAGGACTTGGCACCGCAGCCACGTCTAAATACCTCTTGGGTCAAGACACCAAGACTGCACTTGCGACAGGCGCGGGGGCTGGCATTGGCTATGGCGTTGGTAATTATCTCGACAACAGATCGCAGCTTAAAGAGTTACAAAAAACAGACAAGACCGCCACTGAAATCGAGACGCCCACAATAGATAATTACAACGATGGCAACGTAGACCCGACTTTAAAAAACTTAGGTTCCGCAGCGATGGATGCTATTGGTAACTTCAACGAAAAGGGATTAAAGTACGCGGTTTCTGGTGCTGGCCTTGGTCAGATGCTGGCACCTGTTAAGCCGTCTTTCCAGCCTTTAAACATTGCTAATACAACGTCTACTGTAATGCCGGACATTCGACCATTGTCTGATTTTACGCAAGAGTTTCCACAGAACGAGCAAGCTAACTTATCTGCTACGCTACCGTCACAAAACCAAGTAACACCAATGCCGGTAATCCCATTGCCGCAAGGTGTTTCATACAAAGAGTTAGTTCGTGACAAAGACACAGGAGAGTATCGCTACATCGGAGCAAGCAATCCATCTGATCAAGGTGCTTTTGCGCGTGCTCTCCAGGGGGCATCAAGGCGTAAAGGCTTTGGAAACATGATAATTGTGTGAGTGCAATCAATGATAAAAATTAGATTGGTCAAGTATGAAGAGATAAAACAGTTAGCTGAAATGGGAAAGATGATGCACGCTGAAGGTTTGTTCAGCAAGTTTGATTATGATGAAGAAAAAGTTGTTATCATGCTTTCCCAATACGTCACAGACGATGACAGGCTGGCTCTCGTAGCAACTAAAGATGACGAGATAATTGGTTGGTTTTTAGCCAGTCTGTCGTTTCATTACTTCGGCACGACAAAACTGGCGATAGAGCAATGTATGTATATTCATCCATTGCATCGTGGTGCTGAAGTTGCTTCCCGATTTATGGATAAATTTGAGCACTGGGCGCGATACATGGAAGCAAAAGTCATGTTGTTCATGCCGTGTAACAACGGTGTAGACGAGCGTTGGGACAAGTTTGCCAAAAGAAACGGCTATGTCCAAACAGGCTACATTTTCCAGAAGGATTTATAAGATGTGTTTTGGCGGCAGCGACGACAGTGACAGCGAAAGCGACAGAGAAAAAACCAACCGCTTTAACAGGGCAAAAAATAGAACTGTGCGCGAATGGGAAAGTTCAGGCGACAATCAGACTAATCCTATCCAGTCTGACGATCCAACCCGCGACTTTGAGACTGGTAAGGCTTACGCTGAGAACCAAGCCAAGCTGGCGGGCTACGGCGCAAACAATAAAGGCGTAGTTGATAGCCAAGGCGGCGCAGTCCTAGACGGCTTTGGCAACCCTGTTCAGTCTGGCACTTACACAGACCTTGTAGAAAATTCCAAAAGCGACTTTGAGCGTAAATTAGAATACGACGCGGCTCGTGTGAAAGCAGTCGCAGATTTTCAAGCAACGCAGGCAGCCGCTACACAAAACGTCAGTCCGGCTTTGATAGAGGCTGGACTTGGCACAAGCGACTTAGCTTTAAAAGAAGGCTATAGTCTTACAGACGCATCATTTGGAACACAGAAAGCAACGCAAAAACAAAAAGACGCATACACAAAAATGCTTGCTGAAGCGATGCGTGGGAATTATCTTGGCACAGGAACCGCCCGCTTCCCTGACGCCACATTTGACGATCCTTTAGGTACAGCTTTAGGGCCAACTCTGTCTGGCACATACAGCGGCTCAAACTTAACAGCTAGACAGCAACGAGAAAATTTTGCCCGACTTTCAAAAGCCTATAACACTAGCATGTTTCGTCAACAACTTGAAGTCGATGCAGCAGGCAATATCGGCACCACAGGGTTTGGTCAAAGGTTTGCGCGTGGCCTTGGCAATATAGTCGAGGGTGTGGTGATGGGCGGCGTACTTGGCCCTGTAGGTAGTGCTGCTGCTATCGGCACCGACTACAAAGTAATGAATAATTATGGAACCTCGGTTCCCGGCTTTGGCACAGGCACGACTAGCACAGCATCATTCGACTACAAGAATATGCTTGGTGGAGCGGCAGGAGATTTTATAGCGGGTAAAACCGCACCAGCAGTAGGTAAAGCACTATATAAGCAGACTGGCGATGTAGGCGCGTCGATGGCTGGCGCAGTGGGTGCTGGCATAATTACGGCAGAGCAGGGTGGTCAGGCTATAGGTGGATACCTTTCTGATGAATTTGGACTAAGCCCGTCAATAATGAGCAGCGACATTTCTCCGGCTTACAGCACTCCTAAAGCAGACCGCGTAAACACTGGGTTTAGTGCAAGCATAGGAAGCGACGACGAGACTAAGCCTGTATCAACTTCCGAGTTGTCTACAGCAGCTAACCCAGACTTTGACTGGCAGTCGTGGCTGGCCGCTACCTCAAAGCAGACTAAAAAACCTACGGATTGGACAGTCTCTTCCACTGAAGACGTAGCCGACACTCCACTGTTTAGTGCAGCCCCACAGGCAAGTGGCGTGCGGTTACTTTCACAGAGGACGAATAGAGATAGCGGAAACGCTATAGTAAAGGCACTAAGTCGCGACCAACAATACAAACGCAATCGTCGCAGCCGCTTGACAGGATAGGAAACAAGAATGAATGAGATGAGCTTTGGACAAATGTATATGTCTGGCACAGGCTTAGACGTGGATACTCCTGAAAATCAACAGCAGTTTGTTGCACGCCAAAAAAAGAACACAGGCGAAGCCGGTGCTGGTTTTGGTTTTCGTTTTATGGGCGGCGAAGTTGGCGTGGACGCAGGCGCAATGCCATATGGTGAGATGGAGCAAACGACAGAAGTTAGCCCAGAGATGGCGTCAGACGTTGCCGCAACGGGCGAGCAACCTATGCCCGGACAAATGGTAATGGACGACGTAGACTATGGAATGGCAGCCCAAGGCGGCGGTGTCGAACGCGGGTTTGCGCCTAATTCTTTGCCTGCGTCTCAGCAGGCGACTGGCCCTATGTCTCGTGGTATGATGAACCAACGCATGGGTTTTGGCCGCAACTTTGGCTAGGAGTAATCAATGGCATTTGGCGAAACATTAGGCAGAGTAGCCAGCAGCTACTATGAAGACCCACAAGGCAGAGACGCTTTTCAAGCACAAGCCTATGGCTCAATCTTCGACATGGGTTATTCGTTTAGGCAGAGCAAGCAAGACCAAGCAGCGATGGAAGAAATATCGGCATTGCAGCGAAGCATTGCCGAACAGCAACTTTCAATGGCAGCGCAGTCAGCCGCCGACGAAGCCGCATACCGTGACCGTATTTTGGCGCGCATTTCCGACATGGACAACGCACTGAAGTCTTCGATGGCAAAACTTGGGCCGAGATCACAGGTGGACGGCGCAGACATCGCAGCAAATTATCAGACGTTTCGCGGTCAGTTAATGGACGACTACTACAACACAGTCGAGCGCGTGTCGTCTCAAGGCAAGGCGTCTGCCATGCGTCGAGGCATGGACAGGTCGACCCAGTTTACCGACGAGCAAGCACAGCTTATTGCTAAGTCGACGGATCAGTTGGCTAACATAGACCAAGCAGCATTTGATGCAGCAATCAATCGCAGCAAGTCTTTTTCTGATGCAATCAACAGTGGGCGACAAGGAACCTTCAACGAAATAACTGGCGTCCTTGGTAAAGCAGCCGAGCTGGAAGGCCAGTTTGTTACAAACAACGCGCCAAGCCAAATGACTAATGCGTCGTCGACTTTTACAAACTTCGCTAACAATGCCGCCACAAACTACGCTGATAGCCAGTCGGTATTTGGTGACACGATGGCTTCATTCAACGAGAAGATCGCGCCTGACATTGGCTATGGATTTGGCAATAGAGCGGCTGGCCCGACAGACACAGGATCGGGCGCAGACGCAAGATACTTGGCCTCTTTGGAAAAATATGCAGGCGAAAATGTTGAAGCCTTGAGAGAGGCGGCGGGGGTTAATTCATAATGCGTATTGGTTCAGCATTTCTCAAAGCACGCGATAACAAAGAAGATCGCATACAGAAACGTCGCAGTGACAACATGGCGGCGTTCAATAGTTATGTGAAGACCCAAGCCGAGCTAGGCGTGGATGCGTCCGTGCAAGACTTAGAGACGATGAAGCGCAACCTTGCAGGCGGTGATTTTTATTACGGCAAGCAGTTACCTTCGTCGAACGTCATTGAGGAAACGTCTGCGCGACTAGGCGCAATCCAAGCCGACAAAGACGCTAAGTTTGCAACGACTAGACTAGCAAATCAAAGAACAAGACTTGATAATCTTAAAGCCACTTTGGACGGCTACATAGGCGTAGATGTTACTGACGACGTTTGGTGGGCAGCAAACAAAGACAAAGGGTCGTTGCCTGATCTGAGAGAAATTTATGGTGAGGAACAGGCTAAGAATTATCTCGGCATGTTAAACACAGAAGCCTTGGGAAAATACATCACCACTTTTAATCTTCAGCAGTACAAGACTAATGCTGGTATAGAGACTGCAATCGGAGCAGCCCCCGCGCATTTTCAAGCAGGCGTTAAGTCTTTTCTAGAAGGCAACCGCCAGCGATACGTGAATGAAGCAGAAGGATTAGCAGAAAGCGCACTTATTGCAAACCTTACGACAGTCATGGCTGACATAGATAACACTTCAGACGCAGCCGATGCAGCAGTTAATTATATTAAACGATTTTTGCCTTCAGAAGTTGAGATGTCTAGTACATTTGAAGATCGAATTAGACTAAGCGCAGCTACAGATTTCTCGCAACTTCGCAATCGTCAAATGGAAGCGGTTATCGGCAAAGCGCAAGGGGAGACAGTACCCGCCGCGTATGCTAACAATCCTGACGAGATAAACAGACTGGTCAACAAATACGCATCGGAGATTTTCAATGAAACCGATACGTCTGTTGAAGCTGAAAACTTTAGAACTCGACTTAGAAACGACTTATTAGCCAATGCAACACTAAGCCTTACAACAATCGAAGACGCAGCTATAACTGAAATCAAAGGCACAATCAGTGATCTGCGAATGGACGTGGCTGAAAATATGTCGACTGACGACGGCGATATAAATGAGCTTGTAGACCAATACATAGGTGGCAGCCGGATAGATTTAAACGGAACCAGATGGAAGAAGAACGGCCAGTTCACCCCAGCTTATCTTACGCTTCACGCTCAAATCAAATCGCATTTGCTGGCTAAGTTAAACATTGCAAACGACATTGAGTTTGCGGCTGATGAAACGCCTATGATGAACGAGATCATGGGCGCGGTTGATCCTGCGTCTACGCCGGGCGATCCACGACCAAGCGTTATAGAACGACTAATAAATGAAGAAAAAGACCAGAACAGAAAACAAAAACTCTTTGCTGAAGTAAACCGCATCCGTGCAAAATACGGGCGGGTTGCCCTTAAAGACTATAACGACAAAGAGTGGCAGCCAATTTGGACACACCTTCAGAGAAAAATTGGTTTGAGACAGTCAGACATTTACCGAGAAAAATCAAAAGGTTTAACAGCAACCGCGCAAACTATAGTCAAAGAAACGCAAGAAAAAGCTCGTAATCTACTTGCCGATTGGGCAGGGGGTCTGGGCGAAGAACCAGAAGGACGACAAGACTACCGAGCTTTATCGCAAATGGTCAGTCAGTATTTTATACCACCGGAAAGAGTGGAAGAGGTGTTTAATGCGGTCACGACTGCGCTTCCAGAAGACGGGGATTATGACCAAGGCAACGCTGAAAATTTTTCCGAGTTTCAGAGAATTATTAGAGAGGTGGCACAAGCTCAAGGGTTGCTGCCTTTACAAACTGGCATAACGACGTACACGAATAACTACATAAACGCTGGTATGGATGGCTTAGTCGAACCTGGGACTACTGTTTTAAATTGGGGGAAAGGTGTTCTTGATTTATCTTTTCAAATCAGCGACCCACACTATGACAGGTTAATTTCTTTACCGCGTGATACGGCTCAATCTGTAGTTACAGAAAGACGAGAGAAGCTCCAAAGCCACATCAAAGATTTAGAACTTCTGCGAGACAAAGTTTTAAGAACAGAACTAGAAGCCCCAGAGTTGGCCGAAATTTTAGACGATGGGTCAAGTGCGACTGCGGCTATGTCTGAGTTAAAAAGCCGTCTAAATAAAAAGATAGACCTATACAAAAAAGCTGTGCCTCAAGGTATGCCTTCGTTTTTGCGACACATCCCAAATACTGAAACGTACCAAGTGAACGAACCCAACGCCGATACTGCTAGAAAAGCTGGGTTTCAAGTGGGCGTTAAGTATGTGATCGACGAAAATGACCCGAAAGGATTTAAAGTCGACGTAGCAAGCAATCACGCAGACGACCCAGATGGGACACAGGCAGCCGGGAAAGCGACAGCCGCAGAATTAGCCATAGCAGAATATGGTGAAAACCCATTCGGAGAGCCTGTGCCTTTACGAAAAATTCAAGTCGATTTAACAGGCGCAAACAAATCCGTAGCTGAAGAAATAAATAGAGCTTATAGTCGTTTTGCTTTAGCGAGAAACAAACGTCAAATGGATATGTTAGACTATATGTTAGCGAACAAGGACGTTCGTAATTATTTATTGAATATGAGGGACGGTCGCCTTCTTCACAACCCACACCATAAGAAGGCAATGAAAGCAAGAGAAGCAATGTTAGCTGACCCTCTTGCTTGGTTTGCAAGCATAGCTGCAAGCCAAGAACAATTACCTAGAGGAAATATAGGATTAGGCGCAAACCAAAGAAGTGTAGATGCTGAAAATGCAATAGAAGAAATATATTCTGGCTTTGGGCAAGAGACGGACTTAAACGAACAGTTCTAAAACCGCAGGGGGTACGACTTAGCCAGACTAGATCGGTATGATGTTTCCAACATAACGACGGAAACTGGAGTACCGACGTGGGTAACGCACTTAACGACCATTTTGCAAGTATGCGGGCGGTTGGCCCTGCCGATAATATTTCTCAGCAAGGCCAAGAAACTAACGGTTTAGGTTACGCTAATAATTTGAGCAAGCAAAACGCTAAGAATGTTTTTGCTAGGCAAGACTTTGTTCAAGACCTTTTCGACTATTACTATGAGCGTGACGGCAAGACGTTCGGCAGCGTAGACGAAGCCAAAGACTACTTTATGGAAGACCGCCGCTGGCGCAACATGAACCTAGTCTCTATTGGCCGCGACCTGTACGACGCTAACTCTCAAAGCGACGAACAATCTACGCGCTTGGCACGGTTGCAAACCACCTTCGACGCACTGCCAGACTTTTATCAAGAAGGCGGCGACGGATGGCGGGGCTTTGCAACAAACGCACTTGCCACATTAGCCGACCCCATTAACTTAGTCGGTTTTGGTTCGGGTGGTATCGCCGCTCGTGAAGCGGCAAAGCAGGCCATTATCCACGGCAGCGCAAAAGGCTTAATAGGCAACTCTCTGAAAAAAGAAGCGTCACGCGCAGCCCTTAAAGCGGGCGTTTACAAAGGTGCGTTATACGAAGCCGGAGCATCAGGCTTGGCAGAGGGCGTGCTTGACGCAGGCATACAGGCGCGGAACACAGAGTTGGGCCTACAGGACGGCTACAGCGTGGCACAGGGCGCGATGGCGGTGGGTGCTGGCGCGACCATAGGCGGTGTAATGGGTGGCGCGTTAGGTGGCGCAGCAGCAAAAATAGCAAACCCGTTTGCTGGGTTGAAAAGTCAGACAACAAGAGGCATTGAGGCGGGCCGAAAAGCAGTAGTCGACCAAGCGAGGGCCGACGTTGACGCAAGCACAAAGTCAGGTGTGCGGCAGATTGAAGAAGAAGAAACCTTAACACCAGCGCAGGCGCAAATACAAGAGCTTGCAGACTTGCAAGCGCAAGTGGTCGCAAGAACTACAGGCACTAGGCACACAGGCGCATTGTCTCCTGAGATGATGGAAGATGGAGCTAGTTCCGCTATGGGGGGCGACGGCCCTGCGACATCAGAAACGATTAACGCAAGCGCGTTGTCCGAAGAGGACGTGCTCGACTTAGCGGCAGACCAAATGGTCAATCTTAATCGCATGGCTGATGAGCTTGCAGGGAAAGCTTCGGCAGAAAGCAACATCGACAAGCAAAGCGCGTTGGCTCGAACCTCTAGGCAAATGAGAAACGAGGTTAGTCGCATCAAGCTTAAACTGCAAAAGTTTGTCAGTGAAGAAATCACACAGCCTGAAGACCTCGAAGAACTTTTGCAAATCACAGACCAAAGCGATCTGCTATCACAAGGCTTGCTTGAGAATAACTTGGGTCGCGGCATAACCGATGGCCCAGCGACACCAACAGGCGATGGCACGGTTCGCAACTTGACAGGCGCAGAGACTACAGCGCAGCAGAAAAACGCAAACCGTTTCAGACAAGGTGACGACGGGCTAAACCCGGCAGGCGACGTGCGACTTAATCGGATCGACGTTGACACTAAGGGCGGCACTGCGCCCGACGAAGGCCCAGACGTTAGAATGGGGCCGCAAGAAGAAGGTCGTACAGATTTAAGCGATGCCGACCAAGACTTTAAAGACCGACTTGAGATAACTGACAGTCGCAAGAAAAAATTTGAAGACGACGTTGTTGCAAAGCAAGAAGAACTGCGTGTAGCCCAAGAAGAATATGACGGCACGCCAGACTTGGACAAGGAAACAAACGACAAGTTTGACACTGAGATCGTAAAGATTTTAGAGGAAGGCTTGCAGGGCGACGTAACGCCAGAGCTTAGAGCAAAACTAGAGGGTACGGCGCAAGCAGCCCAAGTCCCATTTGCACCAGAAGACACTGCCGCTAAACTTATACAAAAGCTAAAGAACGCTAGGGTCGGTGGTAAAGACGCCTTACTGCAAAAGGTCAGGGGGTTAGAAACAGAACTAGCCGATCTAAAAGTTTCTCAAGTCGATAACAATAAGCTGATTGACACTGAAACTGCCGAGTATGTTCAGTCCAGAAACGCAGCTAAAGAACGCGCAACAAATGAGCGGTTGGCCGAAGACTTGCGTTTGGCAAACGAGCAAGCCGAAGCAGACGCGGCTGCCGCTCAAGCAAGATCAGACGCGGCTAACCCTGAAAAAATTTACGACAATGGGAAAACAGTTGCAGCCGCAGAACAATACCTGACAGACATCGACGTAGACGCAAAAGACATAGCAGAGTTCAAATCTATAGACGGTCGAACGCCTGCGAAAAAAGCTAAGTTCGTCGAGTTGTTTTACAAAAAAATGGGTGAGCATCAGCTTGCTCACATTTTAAACGACTTGTCTGTAGACGGCGAAGTGAACATTAACATTGTGAACACAGACCCAATGGGTGACACAGGCAAGACTTTTTTAGAAGCCATGCTTGAGGGTGCTACACCTGAAATGAGGGCGGCAACTATTGCAGCGCAAGAGCGTGCTTTAGCTAACCCTAAAGTTATAGACAGCCAAATTGAAGAACTAATGAAGTCAGGAGAAGTGGCCGACGGCCCGACTGGTTTCTTTGACGCTGCTCAAAAGTTTGGTGGCGTAAATTTTGCCAATCGTTTAGTCGCCCGACTGGAAGAGATTGCGCTTCAAACACAACCATTGCCAGAAAGGAAAATGAGTACGCCGTCTGGCGAAAAGCCGTGGGGTATGAAAGTCGAAGGCGCAGAAGTCGCGCTGCCGTCTGGTAACTTTGCGACTGAGAACGCTGCCAACATAGATGGCCGCATGAAACATTTTGAAAGTATTTTAGACGATACGTTCAACGAAGAACTTATAACTTTTAAGGAAAAAGTTAGAGCACAAGCAATAGACGCAGGGTATTCAGACAGCAAGGCTAACGAGATTGCGTCGAAAATGTACTACGAGCGCATTGATAAGATGGCGGCGGGCAATGAAAGCTTTGTTAGTCGCAACATTGGTTACTTAAATGGCCGGATTAGCGAGATCAAATCTCACATCCAAGATATGAAAGCGGCAAGACAAAAGTATCTTAACTCATACTCTAGTTTGCCCCCAAATTTTAAGAGTGAGTTTACACGCGAGGAAGGGGTGATGACCGTCATCGGCCAAGACGGTAGACCTGTAGAGTTTGAGACATTTCGGTACAACTTAAATCAAGGCAAAGCACCTACTGACGCGGAAAAAAAACTGATCGTCGCGCACTACGAGAACCTAGCCAGACTTAAAGAAGTCCGAGACAGATACAAAAGAACCAGCGGCAAAAATGTTGTGTTGAAAAAAGGCAGCCAGCTTAACATGGGCGACCTCATCAACAGTGCTGAAGACGAGGTTTCTACCCTTAATCGTAAGAAGAACGGCACGATAGAAATCCGCACCAGAGGTATGCGACTAACGACTGACGTTAGTGTAACAACCGACGCTGGCCTTGCCGACTTTATGGGCCGCAGCCAAATCAGGGATGGCCGTGGCGTCTATGAAGAAAACGGCAAGATACAATCTATTCTGCGAACCGTTGGCGCAAGAGGGTTTACAGGAAAACTTATACGTTCAGGTTACAAGCGTGGCTCAGACGGCGTAGCTCATCGCGTAGACGCGATAGAGAACGCTCTGAACGAAAGCTACGAAGCCCGCATTAAAGGCGGCACCCAACAAGTCGTGCGAAACGACGAGAAGGCTGCTCGCAACAAACAGCGGCTAGAAGTCCTAGAGTACCACATCACGCTTATTGAAAAGTTAAAAAGTGGGATTGCTAATTTAAAGAAAAATAAAACTAAAACCTTTAGTTTAGAAAAAGGTGGGGCCAAGCTTACACTGCCTGAAGTCGAGGACGCTTTGTTCGCAGCAGAGAATGACGCAAGAACAAACGTAACAAACATTGCGTTCATTACGAACTCAGACAGCCAGACTGTAATAGGTGGCCTCAAGAACGAACGATCAAAATTGCGAACGTCGACTGAGCAAGAAATGCTAGGCGACAAAGTCGCAGCCGCTAAAGAAGACTTCGGCAGAACTATTTTGAAAAAGACTGCGATTGAAGTTACAGCCAGACATCACGCTCTCGTGCAACAAGAAAACAACCTAAAAGCTATCGGCAAGTCTTTAAGCAAAGAAGACACCAACTTGTTAGAGTTTTTAATTACCATGCGAAAGCAACAGAACAAGTTGGTTCAGTACCACCTTGGCAAAGGCACCCCGATAGATGTTGAAGCCGCTAAACGATTAGCCAAATTCGCATATACTAAAGCGAGAAAAGTAGCATACGCCAAAAAGAAATACGAAGAAGAGGTGGCCGCTGGTTATTTCGACTATGAGAACAGCGTAGCAGCAGGCGAAGAACGTCTTGGTGAAATAGATGAAGAAGCTACTATCAACAACGCTGCATACTTAGAGCATTTGTCCAGAGCTACGTCTGATGGTGAAGCTGACCCAGACTTAGGGTACGCAGCTTACTTTGATGGCGAGCCTAATGTTGATCAGAAAGCCCAGATCGAAACACAAGTGGACGCTATAAACGAACAAGCGACATCCAAAAAAGCTGCCGTGGCAGACTACAACGCTTTGGCTGAAAAGGCTAAGTCTGGCGCACTGTCCCGCGAAGAATTGATTGCGGCAGTAGCCGACTTACAAGCTAAAGTGCAAACGCTGGCTTCGGCTGACACCCCAAACGTCAAACCTTTGGGTGTTAAAAACACACCAATCATTGCTACAACTCCTTCAGGTATTGAAGTCGACTTAAACAACGACATAAAATACTTTAGATCAAAGGCAGACCAGTCAATTCGCGTTGAATTAGATGGTCAGGTTTTAGGTCGATACACTGAAGATGAGAACGGCGTAGCTTCCATCATGCACCCTGATGGGATGAAGCTAAAGTTTAAGTCTGGCACCGCTTTAAAAAAGTCGTTGGCTCAAATCTTTAAAAACAAAATTGAGGACATGCAGGCTAAGTCGGGCGGCAATCGTTTTGCCGTAAACCAAAACGCTAAAGGTCTGCCTCACACTCAGACTAATTTAAAGAAAACAGAAACGTATAAAAACGAGAAAACTGTTGTAGCACCAAAGGGCAGCGACACCCCAGAGATTAGCCCGCCCGCTAAAAGCGACCCGAACAATGTGCTTACACATTCGACTAACGACTTTGAAGAACTGCCAGATGGCCGTAGTCTCGCTATCCAATTTTTAGACAAAGGTTCTTTAGCGAAGATAGGTGAAGTCCGTAAGATCGGAAGAAAGAAAAACGGCGACCCTCAAGTAATTGGCGATTTGTTAGGTAAAAGCGCAGACGTACCATACGTCATTGGGCATGTGCAGACTGGTGGCAGCCGTGCGACAGATCGGGAAACCTTTTTCCCCATGACTGTTGAGGATACCTTCGTCGATCAGAACGGTAACAAGCTGGCTGGCCTAGACGTAGAAAAGGGCAAGCGTGGGGTTACTCAAAATGTGCAGAGCCAACGCAAACGAGAGAACAGAGCAAGCGACTTTGAAACAATACGCAGTAAAGACTTAGTTCTTTCTGAACAAGACCGATTGTTTTTCCAAGGTCACGGCGAGCCAATGCGAACTATTGATGATCTTGTCAACTTTATTGATCGGATTGAAACTGTCGACTGGCAAGGTGAGATCAAGTCCCTCAAAGGTTTAAAGAGGTTTGCAACGCTTCGTGCGGCAGCTTCCAGAGTTCTTAAATCAAACGTACCTAACGGCATCAAGCAACCGTCAACTAATCTGGGCGTATCAGCTAACAAGTTGCGCTCTATGTTTGATGGCTACCCTGACCGTGAGGTGCAAACAGCCGTAGATTTCCTTGAGCGTGTGGCTGCGTACAACGGTGGACGCGCACCATTGCTTGCCAAGGCGACAGGTGACGAAGCTTCGTTTGATCCAAACACTAACGAAATTAAAATTGTTGTTGGTTCTGACAAAGCGCAAAGACCAACGCCTATGTCTATGGAATTGGTTCACGAGATGGGCCATTGGATTTACGAGAACTTACTCGACGAAGGTGACAAGCAAAAGTTCTGGTCGTCACTGGAAAAATATTATGATGACAATGCAATGCGCGGCGGTGGCGAGCTAGACTTTGACGCATTGAGCCGAGGTTTAGTCGACACTGAGCTAGTGCCAAATGCAGCAAGCAATCCCCAAGAATTTTTTGCCAACCAGTTTTTAGGCTACGTCTTGCAGACAGATGCACTTCGAGTACCCGGCTCGCCAATGATGCAAGTCTTCGAGAAGGTTAGTCGTTTTGGTCACGCCATAATGAATTGGATGCTCGGTCGTGAAACTTTTAAAGTCGACCCTGACTTAGCCGAAATTTTTTCAAAATATTTGCCAAACGAAGAGATCGACCCGCTGACTGGAACGCCAGAAAGAGGCGTGTCAAAGTTCGGCCACCTTGAAAAGATGGGCGAAGAACATGGGATCGAAAGCCAAAGCCAGATGGGCCAAGGCGAAATGCCTATGGCGCAATTTGCAGCAAAGCAAATGGTTGCACTTGACGAGCGCATACGCGACTTGCAAATAGCCAAGATGGCAAACCCAAAAGGTATGGGTGATAGCTTTGCACTTGCAGTCGAGTTGGAGAAAATAGCCAAGTCTATTTACGGAGAGTACGGCGGCAAAAAGGGCCAGCCAAAGCACGCTAAAATTCCGGGTAGACCTGACAGCGGCTCGACCCGGATTATGGCTCTCGACTACGCTAACGACAAAACAATTCTCGAAGACATCATGCAGGCCCAGTACAAAATCCACGGGTTCCTAAAAGCACTTCGTGCTGAAGAAGCTGACCACAAATTTGCTGACGCTTTATCTGGCAAAAACCAAACTGACGTAGCGCAGCAGAACGCTATCGCTTCAGAGATGTCCACGGATACACAGCGCGACGTACAAGACATGTACGAAAAGATGCTGACACAAAGCAAATCAGCTTACGAAGGATTAGACGAAGCAATCGTAGACCGCCTGCACGCTTTGTCGACAGACTTACAAGTCGCAATGCAACGAGGCATTGGTGAATACACACGTATATACAAACGCATGATGCCACACACCCAGCGAAAGCACATAGCTATCGACGAGTTTACAGGCGCATCATACGTCGAGACGGTATCTCCTAAGAGTGCTAAGTTTAGACAGCAGAACGCAAAACAAAATCGTGAAGAACTACAGACCGCACGCGCAGTCTCCGAGATCGTGCAACAGCTTACCAACCGAGGCGTCGACTGGCGCAAAGTAAGCGAAGACGCAATCATGGATGAAGCAAAAACTCGTGCAGCAAAAGCTGTGACTGAGGAAGAACACGCAAACGCTATTCACAACGCGAGTGCTTCTGAAGACGCAGAAAACTTAAACGGCTTGGCGTCGTCGATCAACGAAGTAAAGAAACGGGTGTCGTATGTTGTGACTGACAGCGCGTCATTTATTGCCAAGCTTGAGCGAGATGATAGCCCAATACTAGCTATATTACGAGGAACAGACGAAGCCCAAAAAGCAAAGCTAATGGCTATGGCTGAAGCTGATCCTACTGATTTCAACTTGGCAATTCTCGACTACGGTCGCAAGCATGGGGCGTCATCGCCAGACACGCCAGAGCCAATATCGACTGACCCAGTTACGCCTGCCGTGTCGCAGTTTTCTGAGATAACTGTGAGAGGGCTAAACAAAACCCAGCAAGGAATTGCACACGACCTATTCATAAAAATGATTAGAAAAATTAAGCTACTCGAAGACGAGAGCATCGAAATACCAGCCGACGTAACTGTAAACGAGTTAGACTTGGCTGCAATTAACGGCGACCCAAGAGCAATGGACTTTGACGAAGACGCTATTGCTACGCCCCAAGGCCCAGCTTACGACCGTGCTCGCAAAAAAATACGCGAGATGGCAAACCACATCGACAAGATCAACGACTTGCGTGAGAATTACAAGGCTTTGTCCGAGGGCGGGCAAAGAGAAATGGAAAAAGAGTACGACGCTTCTGTCACAGAGCACCGCACGCCATTGTTTGAAATGCTGTATGACTTTTCGTTTGCGCTTCAAGACAAGCTTGTCCAAAAGTCTATCTCTGAAATGCCACTTGAGGGAGTTGCCGCGTTCAAAGATCGCTTTGCTCGCATGACAACTAAGGACTTATACAACGATGGAACGGTCAGCCTTAAAGGATCAAGCCCAGAACAATTCGTCGCCTTGAAACAAATGGTCGATGAGGCCACGCAAATATTAGACGGCATTTTGTTTCAGCCAAAAAGCAGAGCCGAGCGTAAAATGGAAGTTCGCCGCATAGCTACGGCTGATCTGGATATGGCCGAGCGTGGTAAGCACGCGATACAAGGCATGGTGACAACACCTCAAGGAGAGGTGTTAGTTCACCCAGCCGTTGCAGGCAAATACGCGAACTCAATGCTCAAGACTATGAGTGCTCGACTAGAAAACGCAGTTAGAGATTTTGTAGGTCTGACACCGAAGGCTGATTTAAGAAACCGCTTACGTTTTAACGTATCTTCAGATCAAAATGTGCGAGGCGTAACTGCCACAACGAATGGCGACTACGGCGATGGGGTGTATCTCAAATCGACTAAACACGTAGACGCAGATTACAGCGCAGAGCAAGTCTATCAAAAAGCTCAAGCTGACATGAGCATGGCTGGCATAACAGACGCTCAAAAAGTCGACGAGATAAACGGCTTAATGCAAACTATCATTAGACAGCGTGAAAGTATTAGAGATTTATCTAACATGAGCAGTCTTTCGTTTGACCAAAAACGGCTACTGTCTCACACAATAAAGAAAGAACGGTTGGCATGGGACACTGTGCGAGACTTAACTAACGGCATAGCGATAGACCAAAAGGTTTCTCCTGTATTTGCACGCATACGCTCACCACTAAACGTAAGCAGCAAGCAGACATACTCTTTGAGCGAAGACAGTGACGGTACAGTTCGCAATCTTCTAGTCGAGATGGCAGACAGAAAAATCTTAGACGCCGAGGGTATACAGTCGGCAGTGACAATGTTTGCTCAACCAATGCCCGGTCGGAATATGTACTCGGCATTTACTAATGGCACTAATGGTCTGTTAGTCCAGTCGGGCGCAGCCAGAAACGGAGCCGATGCGCGACTTAAATTCAACAAGCTCTTAAAAGATTTGAACTACGACGGTCTAGTCACCGACGAAGGTGAAGTTGTGTTTGATCCTACGATGGTCAAAGCAGCCGATAGCTTCAAAAGCACAGACGCTTTGAACTTTGAGGGCGAAACCTTTGGCGGTGACATGAAGCTGACAGGTCAAGTCGTCGAAGAGATGATGGTGCAGAACGGTAGACTTGAGAACCCTGCGTTTGTAGGCGTTGCCCGCGAAGCTCGACGGATGGGTGTGCCAAAGCCTGTGCTCGACGTAACGCAAAAAATATTTAAACAGCATAGAATTGGAGAGCACGACGTAGAAAAAATCTCCAAGTGGTCGACAGTTAAAAACTTCTTCCGCGAAAACTCTAGCCTGTTCCGGCAGCTTGGTGCCAACTGGTTTGGCGATTTAATCAAGCCAGTGAACGGTGTTGGTACTTTTGAGAAGCACGACGCTATGTTGGCTCGCAGGCTACAGCCGATCATAGCCAAGCTGAACGAGTTACCTGACAGCGGCAACAACTTCCAACGCTGGAACAGACGCAATCGTGGGCTTGCTATGGGTGCGCTCGACGTAGGCCAGCCAGCCAGCCACAAGCGCATCATACAAGCGTTGCGACGTGGACGTGGTGCGGTGCAATTACTAGACCCAGCCGAGCGTCAGGTCGCTTTGGACATTGGCGAAGCATTTGCCGATGAGCTTTCTAAAATGAAGGCACTTGGCATGAGAGTTGGTGACACACGCAAGCTAGGCAGCGACTACTACGTTCCGCAAGTCTGGGACACTGAAGCTATGCTGGCTAATCCTAAGCGTTTCCACGACAGCTTAGTAGAATTTCTACGTCGTGAACAAAACAGTCCAGACTTTGATGACACACGTTCGACATTGGGAGAGTTGCGAGAAACAGCTACCGCGATTGCTTCCAAGATTACCAGAGGCAATGACCACACAGTCGACGGCGAATTGCAGATGGCTTCGTCCGATCCATTCGCATCTCGTGTTTTAAATCTAAAGCCCGGAGACTTAGAGTTTATGGATGAGTTTCTTGTCCAAGACTTGCAAGGTATCTTGGCTAAATACTACGACCGCACGATCCGTAAGCGCGTGCTGACTGAGCAGTTTGGTGTGAACGGCCATGCGTTCAATGCTTACGCTGATATAGCCCAGTCTCCCAACGCTATAGACGCAGCTATGGCTATTCTTGGCACTGAGTACAGACCCAAGACAGCGGTAACTACTGAGAGTGGAATGGGCGAGGTCGATGATCTAGTAGTGCCTCGGTTAAACCTGACACAAACCGAACGACGAGGCATGGCTAACAGGTTGCGTCAGATGCTTGGCGATCCTGAGACAAACATTAACAACAAACAAGCTGCAATCAGTATGATTATTGAAGCGGCTGGGCCAGACGCTTACAACAATGTGCAGTTTAGAAAGCGTGTTGAAGCAGTAGTCAACGCGACTATTGACTTTGCAGGCGGCCAGCCACCACCCAACACTGTTGTTAAGATGAAGCAGATGTTTGATGTGCTCAACAAAAAACCAATCGACGGCGGCACTGGTCAAGAGGCCCGCTACAAAGTTAGTCGTGCGCTTAAATCATTTACAAGCGTATCATTGCTTGGCTTTACAATGTTCACATCTATTCCAGACGTTTCTCTGCCCTTAATACGCAGTGGAAACATGCGAGCTTTCGCAAAGACTTGGGCTAAGTATGCTACTGACCCGTCCTACCGAGCCGCCGCCAAAAACATAGGTGTCGGGATCGACAACCTGATGCACGAGCGCATGGTTCACATGTCTGGTGAAGGCAACCAAAAGTTTGCTAACGCTTTCTTTAACGCGACGTTGCTTACCCCTTGGACAAACACGATGCGTGAAGTCGCAAGCTTAGTCGGGTTTGAAAGCTTTAAGTCTGAGATCGACAGAGCGATGAGGCTTAAACGAAAAGGCAAAACTGATACGAAGAGTTATCAGACTGCGGTCAGGTATCTCGAACGCTATGGTTTGACTGGTGAGAACGCGACCCACGACTTTCTAGGCGAGGGGTCGTTCAGGATTGACACTTTGCCAAAGGACGAGGCTATCCAACAGCAAGTCCAGATGGCAATGATACGATTTACAAACGAGAGTATATTTACACCTAATCCAAACGACTTGCCGATGTGGGGCCAGACGCCTTGGGGCGGTATGATGTTCCAACTCAAGTCGTTCCCTATGCTGATGATGAAGCTGCAAGGTTACATCATGGATGAGTTTAAACAGGGCAACACTGCCCCTGCTTTCTACATGCTCACAGCGGGCGTAGGCGCAGGCATGGTGGCCGTAGGTGTGAAAGACTACGTGCAGATGCGTGGCGGTGAAGATGAGCGTTCAGCGGAAGCACGCAAGCGTTCTCTTACAGAAAGCAAAGCGGGTCTGGCTAAAGTGCTGGGCGTCAAAGAAGGCGATGACCTAGACGCTGCACTCGGATGGTACATAGATGGTCTGCTTGCGGTTGGTGGCTTGGGCCTGATCGGAGAGCTACTATACAACACGTCGGCGCAGCTAGACAACGGCAAGTACGGCTTTGTACGCACCATGTCTGGCATCTTTGGGCCACAGGTAGGCACAGCCGAACTGGCCTTTAACGTGGCAGCAGGCACAGGCCAAGCCGTAAGCAACGCGGTCAGTGGGGAAGACAGTAACTCTAAGATTAGGACAGCCTTACGTGACGTGTACGGGCGCATCCCCGTTGCGGGACGTATCTATGGTGGGCCTGCTGGTCGTGAAGCCTTCGTCGACGCAGTCGGCGGCGAGGCTAAGAAACCCGGACGAAAGAAAGGTAGTGGCTCTAGCAAAGGATTTGGCAGCAGTAAGTTTAACAGCACCGGATTTGGTGGGGGTGGCTTTGGCTGATGTGGCTTCTTTCAACCGCCTTAGTCGCTGGGTTAGCCAACCCAGAATACGTGACGTGCCAGTTAGCACGACGCGCAAAAATTGCGGGCGAGATGGTGTGCATATATCTGGGGCCGAACCGTACGACGGCATATCACTACCCGTCAGTCAGCTACACAGAATGTCCCAAGCAGTTCCAGTGTCGGTACGCTCCGAACGCCAAACGTCGACCGACTGTGAAAGAAATCATGGATGGATTGAAGGAAGGATTTGAAAAGTGACTTTAGCAATGGAACGCATCTTAGCGTGGAAGCTATTGCCTCGCATATTAATGGCTGTGATGGCCGTAATGTATTGCCGAGTTTTAGAATGGGGCATGAGCCTCGAAGACTTATCCACGCAACAAAGCGCAATGATTTCAGTATGTTCTGGCGCAATGACAGGGACGATAGCCGTCTGGCTTTCGCATGAAAAATGATACAAGCACTCATAGGCCCACTGGCAAACCTCGCAGGCACTTGGTTGCAAGGCAAAGTCGAGACTAAAGCAGCCGAGACTAAGATGCGGGTGACGCAGGCAGAGGCCAAGTCGCAGATACTTATGTCCCAAGCCCAGAGCGAGGCCAACTGGGAAAAGATCATGGCTGAAGGATCGAAGCACAGTTTTAAAGACGAGTATATTTTAGGCTTGATGTCGATCCCCATGATCCTTTGTTTCTGCGGGCCACGAGGACAGGCCATAGTCTTCGATGGTTTCGAGGCTCTTAGTCGTGCTCCCGATTGGTTCATCTACACATGGGGGTGCTGCGTCGCTGCGTCGTTCGGAATACGTGGCGCAACTAGCTACTTTGGTAAAGGGAAGTGACCGATAATGTCGTGGCTTTCCCGCAACTTACAGAAATTGACAGGCAATTTGTCGAGCTTGAAACACAGCGCGATGAAATCGAGCGACAAAAAAAACTCATCAAGGAGCAAGCCGATGAGACACATCGACGAAATCATCATTCACTGCACCGCAACACGTAAGAACTGGTACGAAGACAGGCCAGTCGAGGACGCAGTCAAA